GATGTCATCAAGGATAATACAGCGATGTACGGCACAAGAACGTACCGAGCATTCACTGACCCTAACTTTAAGTTTGACCCTCAGTTACGTAGAGCCGCAGAGAAAGCGATGGTAGAAGGCAGTATAATGGATATCGCATTCGATATCGACGAAAACATGACGGATGAAATAGCCGCAGACATGATGGACATGGGTCTTAATCCAGAAGAGTTCGATGATGTAGTGATGTACGTTGAGGCTACCCAAAAAACAAAGATAAGAAAGCGGGTGAGTGACAGCCTTCGTGAACTTGAAGAAGCATCCAAGCGTCAACGTGAAGGATATGGCGAAGGTCTATCTGGCACTCGAGACCTGGGTAAACTGAGATTACCTACCAAGAAGTTCAAAGAAAGGTTAGACTTGCCGATAGAACTAATGGAATACCTCGGCGTAGAGAAAGACCCGTACGTTAAGTTCAGTCAAACAATAGCCACCTTAACCAACATGGTTCAGCAGTTCACTCTGACCGATAGAGTTAATGAGATTGCGCAGCGTAGTAACTTGGGTGACTTGATTCTAACCGGTACCACTATCCGCAACCTTGAAAAGAATACATTATCCTTCTCTCAACTTGCTGAGTTAGGTAGAACCATGGGGGTTATACAAAAGGGAGAGTCTCTGGTAGATTTCTACAAGAGATTAGGGTATAACGAACTGATAGATGAACAGGGTAATCGCAAGGGTGACACTCCTGCTGAGAAGGATGCTATTCACTCAGCGGTATATGACTTCTATAAAAAGAACTACACACGAATAGAGGAGAAAAAATCCCCTATGAACGGCAAGGCTGTGAAGAATGATTTTGTTAGCATGCTTAAGCAGACACCTCTGTATCAGTCAGACAACAAGGCATTGCAAGGATACTATAAATTACTACTTCAGATGCGTCGTGTTCGTGTACTTTATAATACACCTACCTGGCGCAAGAACATCATGGGTGGTTGGTACTTCCTTGCTGCTAATTTTGTGTTGCCGTTCAATAAACACAGAGGGGGTATCACTGTTATGAAGGACTTGAAGAATCGCTTCAAGAAAATGAAAGAAGGTGTGGTTGACCCTGATCTGGAGATTGTATTGAACCGAATGGGTGAACTTGGTTTGCTTGGTTCATCTCCTAATATGGGTATGTTCTCAGATATTAACCAGTCATTCATCGACCAGATAGAAGGCGCATCCCCAGATGAAGCATGGAGTTGGTTGCCGCAAATATTAAAGGATGCACAGCGCAGAGGAAAGACAAGGGCTGCACGTATAGCGTACCAGTACGGATTCATTGATGACTACACCAAGATGATTGCCTATCTCACAAAGCGTGAGAACTTTGCTAAGAGACTTGAATCAAACCCAGAGGGTAAGTCCTACAATGAACTGAACTCAGAGCAGCAACAGCAAGTAGATGAGATGACAGCGGAGCGTATCAAGCAGAACATGCCAACCATGTCTCGTATACATCCTTCACTGCGGAACCTATTTAAGTTACCTGTGGGTGACTTCTTGTCGTTCCGTGTGGAAGCATTCCGTAGTTACTTCAGTATATATAAAAACGCTGTAGCGGATTTGCAAATGGCGATGACCAACGAGAACCTAACCTCATCACAGCGTGAAGCATACATGGTGGATAGCATTGGTACTTTATCTATGGGCATGTTGTTGGCGGGTCTATCTACTATGGGTTACCAGGCTATTGCAAACATGTTACTTGAGGATGACGAGGAAGTAGAACTTGCAGAGCAAGCACGTGGTACAAACTATATATTACCACCTTGGATGCAGGGGTCTAACATCGTAGCGATAGACATGGATGAGAGCGGTAAGATTCGCTTTGCTAACATGAGTTCAGAAGACCCATATGATGAGATACAGGGGCTTATATTTGGACGTGAGGGTATTTCACGAAGCGATCAACTACTCAGCATACTCTCCGACTTCAAGGACCCTAACCTTGCAGCAAGACTTTTGTTTAATCTTGTAGACGGAAAGGATTCTTACGGTCGTCCTATTTTGGATAACGAAGATGTAAGTTGGGTTAACAGATACATCATTGGTCCAAACCTTACTGATTGGTCTGATGCATATGGTTCGTATGTATTTAAAGAAACATTCATACCTCCTAACTTGAACTATATGTCTCGTGAGTACCGCAAGAGAATGAGTGAAGCAGAGGAGAATCCAGACATAGAACTACAGCCGTTAGAGACTGCATTCCAATTGTCATCAGCGTTGCTTTTCCGTGACTATCCGGTAGATATTGCTAAGCAGTTCTATTACAACATGAGTAGCCAGAACTTCCGTAAGCCATACATTGAGATGAGCGATACAGAGAAGGTAAAGAGAAAGGCACGACTGGATGAGGTCGTAAGAGCATACGATTTTGCAGCGAACTACTCTACTAAGTTTGAGAATTACGACATAGTAAACAGCGTCGAGATGACCATCAAAGGGACCTTTAAGGATAGCCCAGAGGAAGTAATGTACGTGTTGTACGGTGTCGAACTTCCAGAGTAGGAGTGGTATATTTGTGGGATGAAGTGGACAGAGATTTTCAAAGAGAGTAACGACTACAACGAGAAGACCATCCTTGGTGCGTTGTCGTTCTGTATTATGGTGGTAATCATCTTTGCAGACTTGATTACCGGTATGTTTGGAAAACACCTACCAATGAACGAGTACATGTATAACTCTTTTGTTATAGTAACTCTTGGTAGTTTCGGTATCTCTGGCTTCGAGAAACTAATGAAGGGAAAGAATGGAGGAAGCGGAGGACCTGTTTAGAACTAAGGAGTTCAAGGCACTGCCTTGGCGCAAGCGGATCTGGATACGTATGGTCATCGCCTTCTTCGCAACTATAAGTTGTTAATGGAAGAGAAAGGTTATAAGCGAGCGATTGCTATATTCAAATACAGCGACAGTGAACCTAATGAAGTGTTCACTTCTATTTTGCATGCATTCATACTACCAATGGCGTTGTGGACAGAGATGTTCTCCTCGCCATTACTTGTTGTAGGTTCTATCCTATGTGGATTATTCCAGGGATGGGCAGTCTTATGGGACGGCCGCCTGGCGATGCGTGCTCACGCTGTGAAGATTGCATGTCTTATCGCAGTAGCCACTGTTCTTAACTACACCATAGAGGGTATGCTACATGGTTCTAATGTAGGCTGGCTATTGGTTCTTGTATTTGCTATTTGGAATATCATTAGAGTTGAAAAGCAAAAGACATACGAAGAACTAAAAAAGAAGTACACCAATGGATAGTTGGATTCAAATAGCACTCACTGTTGTAACCGTTCTCGGTAGTGGTGCAGCGTTCCAGTTTTACACCAACCGAATGAAGATGAAAGCAGAGGAACGCAAAGGCGCAGCAGCAAACAACGACACCAATCTTTACCGTGATGACTTGAAGGCACGTGTAAGAAACCTCGAGGAACTCTTGGCCCACAGCGCTGAAGAAAAAGAGAAGATGCGTGGCTCCATCTTAGAACTCACAGCAGAGGTTCATTCGCTCCGAGTCAAGGTAGAGTTCTTGGAAAAGGAAAACGAAATTCTAAAAGCAAGATAATGAAATGGCTGGCCGGGTTAATTACAATAGCCTTATTGAGTTCTTGCAGCGCTCAATGGCACCTCAAGCGAGCAGTCAAGAAAGACCCGACGCTACTCAAGACAGACACGATTGCTATTGTGGATACGATTGTGACTCCACCTGTTACTTTGACGGACACGGTGATAACACATACACAGGATACCGTAGTAGTTCACAAAGATAAACTCAAAGTCCAGGTAGTACGATCATATGATACTATCATGGTCGATGCTGTCTGTGAATCCGACACTATCGTTCAAATTGTAGAAGTACCTGTCCCATCCATCGTTATGAAGGACAGCGACAGGTGGTACAACAAGGTGTACAAGTTTTCTTTTTACGTGTTGTTGATTCTTCTACTACTTCTTTGGTTCTTAAGAGTGAATAGACCATTCTAATTAGGAACCGCAAGCCTCACAATCTTCTGGGTTAGAGATGTTACAAGTTGGCTGTTCAGCGGACTCAAGTTCCGCTACGAATTTGTCGAAGTCTTCCATAGTGATTGATAAAAAAATAGGTTGTATCCCACGAAATTATGGGAGCCGTGAAGGTACAAAAGGAAACGATTAGGGTTTCAATTCGTAATAGGGTGAGTATGCGTGCTTTACATTCCACTCCCTTACTTCTGCTGGTGTGAAATCGGCGAATATGTAATCCTCGGGTGATGTAAACAAGATGAAGAGTACCAGATCTGACTCCTCTTTGTCCATGGCTGGCTTGTTAGCCTTGAATGTTTTCTCGCAGGTCTTAACACTCAGTCCATAGTTCTTATCTGTCGCCTCAACTATGATGTCTGGGTCATCCGTCACGCTCTTGGTTTCTTTCAACAGCGTTGAGACTGTGTAGCGTATAACCTGTGGTGTGATTTCAAAGTAGTGACGCATCAGTAACTCACCAAGTATGCCTATATATTCTGTATAGTATTCCCTCGATACCTCGCCAAGCAGTACAGACTTCTTTGTTCCTGTGCGCTGTTTGTGTGTGCCCTCGTATCGTTGGCGATTAGCCTCAATGCGCATGAGGGTAAGGTCGTTTGCGTAATGCTTTAGGTATGGCGGTATGGTTAGGTTTTTCATGACAGTCCTTCCAATCGTAGTTTGTTTATGGTAGACAAATCGTAGTGCTCTTTACAATACTCATACAGATTGTTTCCAAGTCTCTGCGCTTTGCTTAGTGTCATGCTTTCTACGGCCTCTTTCCATTCCTTTGGACTACTACATAGGATGCCCGTCTCTTCGTGCTTTATAACCTCCTTATATGGCGTTACGTTGGATGCTATGATTGCAGTACGAGTGAACCCCGCTTCTACTACCTTCAGTTCTGATTTGCACTTGTTGAATCTTGAGTTCTTCAAGGGGCTGAGGGAGACGTCGAAGAACTTATACAACTGTGCATACTGAGTAATATCCACGGGGTTCATTCTATACTTTGCTTTCAATCTATCTGGGTAATCCATCAAGTTCATGCAGTACAACTCATGGTCCTCGAATGTCATTCCCATTTGGTCCAAGTCTTTCTGGTGTCCGTTAGCACCAAGGTATCCGAACCTTACCTTGTAATCTTTTTGCACATCCTTTTCCCAATCAGCCCATTGCTTCTCCTTCTGGTGGATGGTATTTGGAATAACCCTATACACAGTGTCGGGGTTAATCTTCTTCATCCTCTCAGCGAGGTACGCTGATGGTGTCCAGATCTCATCCGCTATCTGTATGCTGTCTTTAATAAAGTATTGTTCGTTGTTCTTGTAATGGTCGTACGCTGGATTGTCCTTTGGTAGTTCCCAATAATCATCGTTATCAAGTATAAGTTTGACATCGTTGTCTACTAAGAATTGTTTAAAGGCTTTAGCATCCGACACCCCGAACCTTCTTGATCCCACCAAGTGCGACACACCAGATAAGTCAAACTCTTTGAGTTCGTTAAGGCTGTCAATAAAATGCACGTTGATTCCCTCCTCTTCCTTTAATCGGATGAAGGGTGTCATCAACCTGTGGTAGTTAATACCGTTTAGTCCGTCAAGATAAATCAGCGTCATCATAATACTCCAGCAGCGCAGAACGTATTAGGTCAAATTCTGAATCAATGTTTCTCTTGTACTTACGGATGGTGTTGTGTAGTCTCTCGGCGTCCGTTCTTGGAGACCCTGCGTTTGTATGCAGGCTCTCGTACAACTCAGTCGCTGCCTCGTGCATGCGGCTGGTCGCAAGAAAGTAAACCTCACTCAACGATTTGATATCCATGGCATTTTATTTTGGCAACAAACTCATCCTTCTCTAACGTCGGGTCATATGCTGTTGACTGTGACGTAAAGAACTTTGGGTTGTCATCTTGAATATACCCATGATTTCGCAAATAATCCGCCAAAAACTTACAACAACATATAGCGTTATCAACATCGAAGCGACAATTGTAGCGAACATGTATAGACATTTTGTCCATACTGAACTTATCCAACTTGTCCATGGCCTTTGCAATTTCACCCCAGTACTTGTCCTTATACTTCTTGCGCACCGCATAGTGTCTACCAGAGTAGAACTGGTTGAGCGACGGTGGCTTCGGTAGAGTTACAATGATTTCTTCATATTCATTCACACCCTAATATAAGTCCAATGTGCTGTTCTTGTATGCTAATGGCTTAAAGTTTTTAACACCCGTTCCAAGTTCAGTGAAACCTGTGTAAGAGGAATTGATTTCTATAAGGATAGGATCCAGGTATGGTGTTGGCATCCCGCCCGTCTCTTGGTTGCGTTGTTTACGTACGTGTATCTCCGTGCGTATACGTATAGCGTGCTCATCGGACTGAACCTTTCTATGGAATGTCAAGAAGGAATCGCAACGGTTCACGAACTTACCACCGCCTTCAGTCATGGCCGCACCAGGTGCAACGGGTAGACCATCGGGCCCGGTGATACGCTGTGCCTCCGTAATGCTGTGAGTGTTCAGCCATATCGCCATGTTATTAGTAACGCTAAACGTCAGCATTTCAGATGCCGCTTCATAGTGGTATTCGTGTGAGGACAGTTGCGCCCCCTTAGATATCGTAGTCTTGAGTGAGTTGTATGGGTCAATCAAGAACCCATCGTACTTCTCCTGGCGTATGAGTTTCTCAGCGAACACAAGCAGGTCTGTGTAACTGTACACTTGCTCGTTGCTGATGACTGTGAAGTGCTCATTGACCCACTTGTATGCAGCGATACGTTCCTCGTAGTGCATGTCAGTAATACGTAGGTCAACCAAGAACTCCATCAACCTCATCTTGATAGAGGCAGTCTTGTTCTCCGAGGAGTATATAATCCAA